CCTGTAAACTGGTGTAGTGCCTTAGCAAACACTGCCAGTCCTGCAGATGCAACAATTAGTCCTTGTGCAAACATTGGAGCATACAAGCCCAAATATATTCCTGTCTGTTTGACGGTATGAGCAAACACAAACAATAGCGCTATTCCAGCAAGAGATTTTATAATATCAATCTCATTGAACGCTTGCAGTGCTTTTGCGAATATCCCCAAAGATATAGAAACTAAAGCCAATGGTATAGCCACCAGCGTACCAAACGTTGCGATTGGTATGCCAGAAAATATTAATGCGAAGGCTAGCGCAGAAAGAGCAGCCACCATGGTATCCAGCATTTTTGGGCCGACATCGTTAAATGCCATAATACCTGCAGCTGCCTCTACCAAGCCTTTTCCTAATAGCATCAGAGGAATTGCGACAAGTAATGCGCCGTATGCCAAGAAGGGGCCAAGGAAGAACAACGTGACTGCTAGCCATGTTAGACTAGCAACTGCAGCTAATATGGCTTCGGCACCAATTGCATTGAACTTTCTGAGTCCTTTCGCAAAACTCATGAGTCCGTGCCCTAGTAAAATCAACGGAATTGCAACCAGCAGCCCGATAATTGCCAAAGGAACTGCTAGAGCTGTTAGTACAACTGTTAAATATGTTAAAGAAAGCACAGCGGCTATAATTTCATGGGCGCCAATTTTATTAAATGTTCTCAGTCCTTCTGCAAACTTTTGGAGGCTGAAGCCCAAAAGAATCAAAGGAATAGCTACTAGTAATCCAATGATGGGTATTAATAGTGATATAGAAGTCAAAGCAATTGTCAAATACCACAAAGAAGCCATCGCTGTTATAATTTCTTGTGCGCCGATTTTATTAAAAAGTTTTAATCCTTTGGCAAATTGTTGTAACCCCATCCCAAGTAACATTAATGGGAGCCCTACCAACAATCCGATAACTGTCAAAGGAACAACTAATGCTATCATTAATAATGTAAACCCTAATAATGCAGCTGCGGCAGTGATCATAGCCACCACTCCAACTTTATTAAATGCTATTAACCCTTCTGCAAATTTCTGCAATCCTATTCCAAATAATATCAATGGAAGTCCAACTAATAATCCGATAGTAGCCATTGGGACGGCTAGAGGTATCATCAATAGGGTAAACATTCCTAATGCCAAAGCAGCTGTCTGTAGATGTTTAAATTTGACACCTTTCCAAGCTTTCATTGCGCCTGCCATTCTTTCAAGTCCGACAGCTAATAAATAGAATGCACCTGCAGCGACTGCCATGGCAGCACCAAAATACATTAATGCAGGAGCAACAACCATCATCTGAAGTGCAAATGGTGTTAAAATAGTCACAGCATATGCCATTGCTTTAGCCATGATGATTAATGCAATTCCTCCCGCCACTGCAAAACTCAGCACTCCTGCCACCGCTGCGGCGATCGCTTCTGGGGCTGCTAGCATGGCTTTAACCAATTCTGTAAATGAATATATCATAACAGCGACAAGAACAAATGGAGCAGCCATAGCAATAGCCAAAGCCCCGATCGCAAACGCTATCGCCGTAATTGCCGGAAGTAGAGGCGCTACAGCAATCAACAGTTGTGTTATTGCAGCAGTCAAAAATCTAGTCTCCATCGCTGCAATTCTAGATTGTAGCGCTTGGACTTGTTGCGTCAGCGTTAGCATCTGGGTAGTTGTTATCTGTTGCCCTCGAAGTAGATTAAGCGTTATATTTAGCCCTCTTGCCGTTGACATTGCTGCATTATACAGTGTCTGGACGTTCATGAGCAGATAGACAACCCCGACTAGGGCAACCATCGTCGGAAGAAAGATACCTCCCGTCATATCATTGAGTTCTAAGACAATATTTGCAAATCCATGGAAGAAGTCCAATATTGGCATAAATGCCACTGCAAATCCTTGCCCGATTTGTTTAAGTTTGTCAGCCAGTTCTGTTGCTGCTTGTGCTCTTTCTTGTAGCTTTGCTTGGGCAGCTTCTGCGCCATTAGCCTTTGATTGCATGTCATCGTACGCTGATAAGGACATGCTAAATAATTTATTCGCCTCTGTCATATCAGATATTCCAGCGGCACTTGCAATCGCCTGCTTCTCAAATCGATTCAGGGATTCAAAATTCTTTCCTGAGAGTGACATTGACTGTATGAGAAGTCGTACCCTCTCTTCTTCTGTGGCGTTTAATAAATCCATTGAGTTGACAACACCACCACCCAATATGGCGTTCAGTTTTCCTGCAGACTGTGCTGCCCCTTCGAAGGTATCAAATTGCTTTGTAATGCTCATTAAAGAGCTCATTTCGATGCCTGTAGACTTTGCGGCTGCTGCCATACCCTTGAACACATCAATGGCATCTGGGCCGTACTTAGCGAGCTCTGAGGCGGCAGCGTTGAAGCCTTCTGACAGTTGATCTGCTGCCACTCCAATTGAGTCGCCTAGGGCAACCATCTCTAGAGATGCATCGTTTGCCATATTGGCTGTCATGCCCATACCTTGGATCATATTGTCGAATTGTTGAGCCCCTGCTTGAGTTGATACCCCTAGGGCTTTCATACGTGCTGTTGTTTCTGTCAGCATCGTCTGCTGTTCGGTTGACATCTGATTGAAGATCGACAATTCTTTGTGTAAATCTCCAATGGCTGCACCAGCAGCCTCAACGTCAACGTTGTAAGATCGATTCTGCTCTTGTACTTTATAGAGCATATCATTATATTCGCCGGTGGTACCAGTGGTTTTAGCTAATTGCGCTTGGGTTGAATCAAATGATGTGAATAATTTCATTGTTGCTTTTTCGATCTGCATCAGTCCAGATCCTAGCAATTTCGCTGGATTCATTACATCGGCGATTGCCTGTCCCATCTCTGCAAAACCACCACCTGCGAGGAGAGCGCTTCCTAGGAAAGAATCTCCTAGTTCATACCCAAGCCCCATAGTCTTTTTAAGTGTCTTCTGGGTATCTTTTAGAACCTTTTGTCTGGCTTTATTGGCATCCAATTCCGCTTTTTTATTAATCGCTGAAATTCTTGCATGTTCGATTTCTTCTGCTGTGGCTCCGCTACCAGCTTTTTTGAGTCTTTCATAATCTTCTACTAGATTTCCAAGACTATCGGATAGTAGTTTGTTTTCTTCTCTCAGTGCCTTTGTTGCTTGTCCGGCAATTGTGAATACTTCGTTAAAACTTTGCTCAGCTTTTGTTTTAGCGCCAGCTTGGGCTCTTTCTGCCGAAGCGATCATCTCGTCAATTTGCTTAAGAGCGTCGGTTAATGCAGTGCCAGTTAGCGCCGTTTCCAGTAGTGTTCGTAGTGTTCTTAATTGTGTTATTATCATATTCAATATTACCTAAACTTTAGCGGCCACTTCATACCCGTCTTTCTTTCAAAATCGTGGATGGCTCTCTTGAGTCTGTACTTTGATCTATATGTCCTAGGATCGTCCAGTCCATACTTCTTATATACTTTGTAATAATCTTTTTCACGCACCATAGCTTTGGCAAATGCTCTAATTTGCCTAGGATTGCCCTTTACGATAATGGGCACCTTTTCGCCACCAAACATTTTCTTCATCAATTGTTTAAGTGTGATTCCAAAGGTTGCTATAAACGATTCGTTGAGTCTACTTTTCTCGGAAAAGTCAAATATAAATTTATCCATATAATAATACCAAAAATACAATAATAAATAGTACAAATAAAAAGAAAGCAGTTGATTAACAACTGCTTTACCTTCTTTTCGACTTGCTCATGGCTTTTTTGTTAGCTTCTGCTTCGTCCTTGATTTGCTTCGATAGTCTCTCCAAAAACCAAGTTCTGAGTGCGACGGGCAAGTTATATGCTTCAATAAAACTCCATCCTCCGTGATATTTCAGAAGGAAGAACTGCTCATAAACTTGCTCCATATACTCAGGCGTCAGGCCAAAAAAACTGTGCCGTGATAGGCACTTCCACCTCCTGCTCATGATCACACTCTGGGCACATAAAGTCATGCTTCAGATTCATGGAAGGCGAAAGCTTCGCATAGGTGGTTCTAAGGAACCTTGAGTCACGAACGGGAAGATTATCGATAAACCGATACATCTGCCTGAGATCTCCAGTATCATTGATAGACACCGTGAAAGTCTTGAATTGATCCGTAAGCATAGCTTCGGCTTGTCTTCTCTTCTTTCTTTGTTGCATTCTCTTCGAAAAAGCTTTCTCTTCTCTACCAGTCATCAGCTTAACTTCAAAGTTAGCTTTTGTAACAGGCAATGAAATGATATAATTACCAGAAGCATTTGGGCCGGTTACACCTTGGAGCCTGTCTTCTTCTTCGATTTCTTCTTCGTTGTATCCTTGGTATAGCTCTTTCGCTTCAGTTAGATCGATATCATGCTTCGAAGTCGCCCCACAACTGGGACATCCAATGTTAGCCAAATATTCGTGTCCATAACCTGAACAACGAGCAGCAACAATTAATGCATTCTTGTCTCCGATGAGCATTGAGTCTGGAGTTAACTTTTGATTAATTAATACAGATTGCAAGAATCGATCAATAGCTACGCCCTGCTTCAATAGTGTCTTTGAAGAGAGGATATCTTCCTCTTTCGCTGTCATATGTCTGATCTCAACAGATTCCACTCCATGTAATGGGTGTCCCTGTGGATAAAACTTACCTTTTGATGGAATTTCAATGAACTCTGTTGGTGCAACAAAATTCAAGCCAGTTTGCCCCGTTTGTGCTTGAGAAGGGGCAGGGCTGTCCGGTTGTTGGACAGCGCCTGTTCTCTCTTCGTTATTTCTCATCTAACCTCCAGTATAGAGAATATTAATATTTTAGTTTTAGTCTTGTCGTTTAGGTATGTTGTCAAATCCTACCTCGTATCCGCCGTTCAATCCTTTTGGTTGTCTAGCAGCATCTTTATTAAGAGCTCCGAATACAGCACCGATAGACTTGCCGTTAAGTTCAGCGTAATCGTATCGCAATTCAACAGTAATTTCTGCCAAATCATCGCCGTCATAATCTAATTCACTAAATTCGATTTTCTTAATCCAAGCGTTGTGTAGTTTCCACTTTTCAAGTACAGTACCTTCGTCATTGTATCCAGCACCGAACTGTCCGGTAGAAGCACCAAAGTCGCCAGTTCTGTCTGGGCTTTGACTGTCTTTACCACCACCGCCAAGCAATTCGATATTAACATCCCCTAGAGACGTTACTCCACCATGCTTGGTGATTGTCTGGGTAGACACATTCTCGTCTTTAGGAAGTGCATAGCCGGCTCCATATAGCATTTGCTTAAGAGTCTCAGCAGCATCCGGTGTAGCTGTGTCAACGATAGTAAATGATACTGTGTTATATGTCACTCGTCCCGGAAAATAAAAGGTATGATTAATAAACTTATGTTCTGCTTCTGCAACCTCATAAGTTGGACGATTCACCTTCTTGATAGTCCAATATGGTATCCCATTAATACTAAGTAGCCATCTAAATTTACGTTTAGGTTCTACGATTTTATCACTCCAAAAAGCCATTTATAAATCCTCCGATAAAATTTGTTTTTCATAATAAATAGTGAGGGTACCAGTATTATACCCAATACCCTCACTTTTTTTTTGGTTAGTCATCAAATGACGCACCTGCGTTTGTGATGATGAAGTCGATCGCAATAAACTCTACTGCTTTAGTAGGCTTGACGTAGATCTTAGCATACATCGTATTTCTGTCAATTAAGTCCGCTGTGGTAGTTGTTTTGTCAAGTACAACTCGGAAGTCATCCAATCCAAATCCAGTCTTGATGCTATCAAGGAACGGCCCAACCTGTGAGGTAAACCTAGCCCAAGTAGCAGATACATTTGGCTCAAACAATAGTCTAGCAGCAATGTTAGAAATTCTCTTCTTGATATAAATCATAAGTCTTCTAACATTGATTCTATCCAGTGCTGAAGGCGTAGCTTGTAGTGTCTTCTGTCCGAAGATTACAATACCTTCTGCTGGGAACTGAGCAATTGGATTAATATTTACTTCATAAAGCTTATCTCTTTCCTTAGAGGTAAGTCTTTGAGAAACTCCAACAACCGGCAATCCACCTCGCCCTTCAGATAATCCACCTCTGGTGAATCCTGCAGGAGCAAACCATACTGCTTGTGTTGCCTGCCCATAAGCCATTGCACCAAGTGCTACAACTGATGGTGGACTCCACGTTGGTAATCCAGATACTGGTGCTCTAAGTTGAACCCAAGGATAATAACATGCCGCATAAGAAGAATTATAGCCTTTCCGCTTCATTGCTTGATATGCCTTAGTTACTGTATTCTCTCCACCAGCAGCATTCTTCGCTGAGGGAGATACTTCATCAGTTTCTGCTCTGGGAGTGTAAGCATTTGGGATGTCAATGATTGCCATTGCATCTCTTCTGCGCTCACAAGTGTTGATCATGTGATCTGTAAGTCCAGTGTTGGTAATTCCGGGCATGAGAAGCAAGTTCATGTCGACAATCTCAGGATCTGAAACTGTATCAATTGCTCTTGTGAGAGTATACTTCTCGTATGATTGATCTGTGCCATAGCCAGCATCATCAGCTACTTTAATGACAGCATTGTTAATCAATGGAGCCATTTCTTTAACTTCTAGTCCATCGAACCCACCATAAAGAGGCATTGTGAATTTATCATAGCCTTGATCTAGAAGATCTTCGGTACCACTTACTTGTGTCCACGATTTATCAGCCGCAACTGCGGTTTTTCTAGAACCGGGAACATATACGAATCCGTTTGCATTAATTCCGCCAACAGAGCCTGAGACGTCGTCAAGTGAGAAAACAAATGAATCTTCGGTGTTACTAGCGAGCTTATCATAATTCGCCCCCAGCGCTCCACCTCTTGCCTTTGCGAGATCGAAAACAGAATGATCAAACAAAGTGTCACTATCATGACGAGTAAATTTAACTCCGAAATATCGATCTTTTGGTTCAGAAAGACTAGCCATAGATGCAGATTGTACCAACTTGTGTGTTGGCCATTCTAGTAACGACTCTAAGTTATTATAGGCGGCATTCATAAACACCATCTTGCCGGCGGCAGTATTGAAATTTGCTGTTCCATCATGATTGCATATCATATCTGGATTACCTACTATAAAAGCGGTTCTAGCTCCAGTGTTGGTTCCTTGTCCGGTAGCATTAGCTGATATCGGACGAGGCATTCCAAAGAATCCGAAAGGAATCATTTCTCTAGTAATTGATCCTTCTTCCACTGCCGAAGCCATTTCCATGCGAATATACTTAGATTGATTTGGATAAGATCCAAAGTAACGATATCGTTTTTCAGCATCACTCCAATCAACATATTGATCGCCAATCACAGCAGCAATATAGCTTGGAGAAGCGGGATTAAGATTAACACCTGTAAATGACTCTAGAGCCTCTGGTGCAGCATCACTATCGGAGATATTTCGAAGCACAACATCAAAAGTACCATATGCATCTGCATTTGATGCAGAGTTTGGCAATCGGATATTTCGAATCGAAATTTTAACATTTCTTTGTGTCCACTCTCCTTCTTCCAATGAAACAAAGCGGAAAAGCTTTTGCATATTTTCCGGCAGAAAAGCAGCATAATCTGTAGAAGTATCTTGAGAGATAACCCAGCCACTCTTTGCTTCTTGTGCTTGCAAGAGATGATCTGAGTAATTTTTAGACGACACTCCGTTATACAGTGGGGCAACCCAATGAATTAACTTGTCGGCATCTTGTGTTGTGGATGCTCCCAATTCCTGTACTCTATCTTCAAAGGTTTCACCTAGCCAATATTTCTTGTAAGAGTCGTTGGTGGATTTGATGACATTAGTATTAGTATTATAAGGTGTGGTATTAAATGCCTTTCTGATAAATTGTCTAGACGAAGGGTTGAAGTTAAATGTCACATTTTCATCTACAGTTGCGTTTGCATCTAATGAAGAAGTGAGATCTGACATACCAGTCAAAACCTTCAAGTGGATAGAGCCATCAGTAGATTGTACGGCAGTACCAGCAGCTTGTCCAGTGGCGGTTCCACCAGCTTGTGTGCCCGAAACAACCAAAGCTGTGTTTCCTTCAGTATAGAAGATAGCCGCAAGAGTACCAGTATGGTTATTAAATGATGATCCAGAAGGCATAACCCAAAGTCCCCAAGCACCACCTTGTCCAGCGGCAGCATCTGTTGCTGTGACATTCCATCCGGCATAACCTTGGGATTGCAATTCCGATGCATCTGCTTGCTTTCCAACAAGACGGATAATTGTAGCTCCACCTTGACTAGCTAGCCATGCATTTGCAGCAAAAGCAGCGTATGAAGGCGCAGAATAATTACCGTTACGAGATACATCTCCGGACTCCCTACCAGTGATAGCAGTACCGAATACTTCTTGCAGTTCGCTAAGAGATTCCACTCTTACGGGACGCATAGTTGGCCCTCTTTCAAAGCGTCCAATTATTACTGGGCCGGGTTCTGTAGTCGGACGAGATCTACGGGACAAATCAATTTCTGCCACCTGAACACCGGGAGATACAAATCTATATTTATCAATTGACATTTCGTTATTTCTCCTTTATAAACAATCAATAGTTTATTATTAAAACATTCATAGTAAATAGTGACTTTTATGCTCAAAAGAAATAAAAGTATACTTATTCTTTATAAAATGGATCAGTGCCGTTAGGATTGTCTCTGTCATGGTGATCTTCTAATATAACCCTTTCTCTAGAAATTTTTACATCTACTATGTTTTCGTACTTCTTTTCTAGGTTTATGTCATCATTTATGCCACCACCAATCAGGTACCCCAACACATCGATGTTAACGACAGAATTAAATATTCTCTCTTCTTCATCTAACTTTGCTGCGTTGTTATCATTGGAAAAAGTATTGTCAATCATTCCTTCAAATAGGTGCTCATCTTGAATCATGGTGAAGTATTTGTGATTTCTTCCTAGCTTTGAATTCGAAGCAATGAAGGGAGTTATCAATTGGTTCATTTGTTGTTGAAATTCGGTTCGAATATGGATTTCGTATTTTACATTAACATATACTGGCACTGGAATGTAGACAGTTTCATAAACTGTCCTGTCTTTTACGTTTACTGGGCGTGTATCGAACATTTTGGCGATTCTTGTTGGAAATTTTCTGTTTTGTAGGTATTGTGTGTCGTTAGAGCCGACATTATTGCTAGCTCCACTCTTTTTTATCGCTGCGGCGCTCTTAAATGCTACAGTCTTGTCCTGAACGATCCTTTTTCTTACTGGTATGTAGCCTCCGTTGCCATAATCCGGAATATTTGATGGTAATGGCGAATTTGCTGGATCTTTTGCCATTTCTTTCCTTTCAATTGTTATTAATGGCAACTTAAGAAGTCCCTCAGAGTCCCTAAGAGTTAAATCATGCTTCATCTGATAAGTTCTTTCAGCTCCAACCCAAATAATTGGTACAGGAATTGATCCTTTGTTCGTCATGACATGTAAATTTAACTTTTTAAGGTGATTAAGGATCGCCGAATCGATTGTTTCGATCGTTGATGCTTTAAAACTTCTTCCTTCTTCATTATTCTGCATTGAAAACCCCATCCCTAGCTCTTACGCACTTAGCGCTAATCTCTAATCTATGTTCTATTTGTCCAAAAAGTCTCTTTGGCTCTTCTAATGTAACTATCTGATAAAATAAATCTCCGTAGAGAACAAAATCTCCTTCTCTGACATATAAGTCTTGATCTTCTGTTAATCTTCGCTTATGGAAGTGAATGATTATACTAGATTGCTTATCAATTCCAATCTTCTCAGTATATGCAGATTTTATCCCTTCCCATTCGATGAGTGCTTGGACTCTGATTGGTGGAAGGAAATTCTTTTCCACAGCTTCACCGTAGATTGGGTGAAAATCAGTTGTATTATAATCGATTGGATAATAGGCAATGGTTTGTCCGATGACTCTTTCGATAAGCTCATCATTGATCTGCTTAACGAGATCACGCTCCTTCTTCCCTGTGAACAGGGGAGGTGGTGGTGCGGTTGGTTGACTCCATTTGTTATCCTTTTTAGACATTTGTTGGTACCTCATCTATCATAATCTAACTATTCTCCCACTGTGATTAACTCGTATTGTTTGCTGTACACCAGCGGAAGTCATGTAATAGGCACTGTTTAGCACATTGTACTCCTCTGATCCTTGATCGAAACGTTTTTCATTTCCAGCGAACTGGGCACCTCGCATCCTAGGTGATTCGGAATACTCCGGACACACCTCAGACATTGGACGATTTCTCACATCTCTACGGTTATTGTAATAATATTTCCAGACATTGTAGGCATCTGAGGTGGTGCTGGCGCTTTTGTCGGCAGTTAAATAGCCATTAATTCTGCTAGCAAATGCAATTGCTAAATCATACAGCATCGGGCCGAATCCGGGCTGGGCTTCAACTCCAGATACATACCAAATATTGTCACACCCGGATAAGGGCTCTAACTCAATATTGCCGTTGGATGTCATTGCATCATCAGTTCCTATAGAAATTCCTATGTAATCCGTATCCTCTTCAACATACACTCTCATGTCTGCAGTAAAGTCTTGAGATGTTTTCGCAGCCTCACTTATAAAGCCTCTCCAGTTTTCCATTATTAACTTATGATTCATTATCGTTATCCTACAAATATTGTGAGCGGAATTGCTTTCTGCAATGACGCTGCGTTTTCGACAAAGTTCTTGTCATCTTCTGCCAATTTGGTGTACGTTAGTTCGTCGAACACTTTGATCAACTCTTCTCTGAGTGCGTTTTGCTCTTCTTTGGCTTGCGATAGCAGAGCATCGCCATTAAGATTAACAGACTCACCCGGAATTGGA